GCCCCCGCTATCGGGCGCGCCGGGCCGCCGGGCAGCCCTCCGGGTTACCGGGAAGTGAACGCGCTCAGGCGGCCTGAAGCAGGGCCAGGAACTCGTCCCCGTTGAGAGACCCTTCTTCGGTTTGTTCGAAAAAGGGCCTCTGAGCTGCGACTAGAAGATGAAAGCATTAACCCCGACCTGGCCGGCCACCGGGTTGCCGTCCATCGGGCTGCCGGGGAACGGCGCCGGGCCCTGCGCGGCGACCGAGCCGCCGTAGGACACGTACCGGGCGCCCAGCTGGGCCAGGATCTGGCCCGTGCCCGAGCCCACGCCCGCCCCGTTGACCACGTTGGTGGTCTCGGTGCCGGACACCACGTTGCCGTTCAGGATGCCGCGGATCACCAGGTTGCCCAGGGAGTCCCCGGCCACCTTGCCGGCCGGGCTGGACGGGTAGGTGATGGTGCCGCCGGCCAGGGTGATGCCGTCCGGGTTGACCCCGTTGGTGTTCGCGTTGTACGCGGCCACCGAGGCGGCGCCCGGGCCGCCCGTGTCGCGGGCATCGCGCAGCACGCCCATGGCCACGCCCCGGCCGTCGGTGGCGGCGGCCTGGTAGACGAAGTACTTGCCGCTGGCGGTGTGCCGGGCGATCACGCAGCCGGTGGGCAGGATGCCCTGGCCAGCGGCCAGGGTGACACCGCGCTGGGTGTACCCGGCCATGGACAGGAGCAGCTCCGCGACCGCCTCGGCGTGGAACTCATCGCCCCAGGGCTGGCCGTACTCGTGGGTCGGCTTCTGGTAGTTGGCCGGGTAGTCGAATTCAACGCTGTCGTTGGCTGGCATCTACCTCACCTCCCCTTCGTGCCGTTCGGCGAGAAGAACTGGCTGTGCACGGCGGTGAGCCGCGCCACCTCCGCGTCGATGTCCTGCTCCTGCTGCTGCGCCCCGTCCGGGCCGGACAGGCCCTCCTGGTTGTTGAGCTTGACCACCGGCTCGTCCGGCAGCAGCGTGAGGAGCATGTCCCGGTCGGTCAGCGCCAGCGTCACGTAGGCGGCCCGCTGCTTGGGCAGCACCCGGCCCGCGGCGATCCAGCCGTCCACCTCGGTCTCGGCCGCAGACTGCCGCAGCGCGGCGATGTCGCCGGCCTGCTTCTTGTTCGAGGCGGCCAGCTCCAGCACCGCGGCCACCACGTCGTCCTGGGAGACCTTCTCGGGCGGCGCGGCCAGCTGCACCGCCCCGGAGGCCTGCAGCGCCTGCACCACCGCGGCGGACAGCGCAGCCGTGTCCGGGGCACCCGGCGGAGCGGCCTGGGCGGCCAGCAGCGCCTCAACGTCGATTCCGTGCCCGTCCTTCAGAGCGGCGAGCAGCTCATCCTTGGTCTGTGGCACGGGCTCCTCCGGGGCTGCGGTGAGTACGACTACCTCGGCTGTGTTATCGTCCGAGGCCGCCAGGACTTCCTTGTAGTCCTCCAGGCCGGTGACGTAGGGCCGGTTGGTGACCGCCACGTGCAGCAGCGCCGGGCCGACCTTCTGGCCGGTGGAGCTGTCGGTGTAGTTGGTGGACAGGAAGGCGCTGGCGCCCAGGTAGGTCTTGCCGAACTGGTCGGCGTCCCGGCGGGCGTCGATGAGCGCGTAGACCTTGCCGGCCCGCTCCCGGATGGCCACGACCTCGCCCAGGTTGGCGGCCGGGCTCTCGACGTGCTCGTTCTTGTCGTTGGCCAGCGGCACCTGGACGATGTCCGCCACGCCCCTGGCGAAGTTGTCGACCATGGACGTCACGAAGGCGTCGTCGATCACGATCTTCGCCCCGGTCTTGGGGTGGATCAGCGTCCCGAGGTTGAGGATGTGCTTCTCGAACAGGCGGCCCTGCACCTTGCGGCTGCGGGCCAGCTCGACCGGGACTTCCGGGACCGGCTGGTACGGCTCGTCGGCCGGGGCCGGGATGATGTAACGCAGGTCATCGCCCATGACCTGGTAATCGGATTCGGCATGCGGGAGGGGCGGCATGCGCCGCCCCTCCCGTTAAAGCAGGCCCAGGTCCTGCAGTGGCTGGCGCCAGCCTACTCCCCGTCGAGCGCGGGCAGGCTCTCGGTGTCCTCGCCCCGGCGCGGCCGGCGCGGCTTGGCCTGCTGCTGGCCGACCAGGTCGGACTCGGGCAGCTCGTCCGCGATGTTCCGCAGGCCCTGCGCGTACGCCGGGCTCTTGGCGTCCGCGGCCCGGGCCGCGGCCCGCAGCGCCTCGGCGGCCTCGTCGAAGTTGCTGTCCCGCAGGAAGCCGAACGCCTGCTGCACGAGCTGCGCCGACTGCGCCAGGCCGGCGTCCGAGAGGAGCCGGGCCGCGTCGTGCAGCTCGATGAACGGGTTGCCGTGCTCGGTCGCCTGCCGGGCCTGGGCGTGCCAGTGCCCGATGCCCTTGAACGGCACCGGCTTGCCGGGCGCCTGCCCCGGCGCGTTCCCGTCTGCCATGGCCCCTCCTTCCTTGACTCAAGTATAGCTTATGGCGGCAGCCTCCAGGCACCGGTGCCGGTCCATGTAAACCCTCATTGGCGAGCCCTCGGGACAGGCCGCACCCCACTTCTCGATGATTCCTTCGGCATGGTTGCAGCCCTGGCAGAGTGCCCCACGGTACCAACGACACCCGTGACAGTGATCAGCGAACAGCCCGCGCTTGGTGGGCAGCTTCCCGCACACCTCGCAGTGAGTCTTCGCCAGGTGCTCAGCCTCCTGCTCCGGGGTCCAAAGCATGCCCCGGGCAATCCGCATACGCCTGGTGTTTAGGTTGACCGGACCCTGAGTCCTGTACGCCTTGTGATAGGCCAGCACGGCCTCACGACGCCCGGGTTCCTCCGCATAGCGCTGACGGCTCCGAGCGTTGCGCCTCTTCTTGTACTCCGGGTCGTTCCGGCGGCGTTCCTGCCGGACTCGATCGTATTCCTGGCGTCCCTCAGTACTAACACGTGGCATACCTGGTATTACGCCCCAGGAGATGGGCTAGGAGACGACTGTGCAGGACCTGGCTGTTCTTCTCGAATATGTGGTGGAAAATATCCGTTACCGTCGGCGAAGTTGTAGGCGCCCCCGATATTCCCAGTGTAGGCCCCCAGGGCGTTGGCGTCCTCCAGGCTGCTCGCGATGATGACCGGGTCGAACTCGATGGTGCCCTTCTCGTCGTCGTGGAAGATGCCCAGGTGGTAGCCGGACGCCGCGAGCAGCGGCCCGAACTCCTTCAGCGCCCGGTCCATCGCCCGCTTGAACTGGGCCTCGGTGGACGTCTCCGGGATCTCGATGGTCCGGTAGCCGAACGGCAGCTTGCCGGTGACGGCCCACAGGTTCTCGTTGCCGGACAGCGGCACCCCGGTGTGCGCGTCGATGGTCATGCCGCCCCAGGACTCCTGCGCCGCCGTCCAGGCCTGCTGGACCAGCGCATCCCAGTTGTCGGTCAGGCCGGTCGGCGGGCTGGAGTTAGACAGCATCGAGCCGATCATGTCACGGCCCCGGGTCGCGGTGTCCCAGAACTCGGCGGCCGACACCGGCTTGCTGTCGCCGCGTGCCTCGGCCGCGGTGATGGGCTTGGGGGCCAGCGCGGTAGAGCCCAACTCGGTGCGGATGCCGTGCTCGCGGGCGTACTGCTCCCACCGGGCCCAGTGGTTCTTCATGGCGGTGTACAGGCCCATCGCGCCCTTGGCCTTCTTCTCCCCGGCCGCGGCGGCGGCCCTCGTCCGGGCCTCGTTCAGCTCCTGCTGCCGCAGCCAGGTGATGGCCTGCAGCTCGGACGGGGAGATTTCCTCGCCGTCGCGCTCGGAGATGGTCCGGGCCGCGTTGCGGTACATGTCGGCGACGTGGGAATAGAACGGCTCCTTGCCGATCGGGGCGGACCCCACCTCCTCGTCGGTCAGGTTGCCGCCGCCGGCCACGTTGACCGCGTGCCGGTCGACCACCACCGCGCCGATCGGGTCCCCGGGGTGGTCCAGGCCCTGCTCGCCCAGGTGGGCGAACGCGTGGGTCTTCGGCCCGTTGAACACCTGGTCGTAGTGCTTGCCGGCGAACGCCGCGGTGGACATCGAGGTGTGCGCGGGCAGGAAGATGCCCTCGCCCTTCTGCAGCGGGCGGCCCTCGGCCAGCGCGCGGGCCGCGTTGAACATGTTCAGCGGCCAGCCGGCCTGCGGGGAGTAGGCCGACAGCTGCTTGGCGCCGGCCTCGGCGTCCCCGCCGCCGAGCACCCAGGCCAGCCGGGCCATGTCCGGGTACCAGCGCATCCCCTGGCCCCGGTGCGAGGCGGTGGTGGCGTCGTAGGCGGCGACGATGTTCTTCTCGGAGAAGTCATGCTGCTTGAAGAACGGATGGTCCTCGGGCCGGGCGTAGCCGCCCTTGCGCGGCGGCCGGGCCAGCCGCTCGGGGTTGGGCCGCGCGTAGCCGTGCACCGGCCGCTCGTGCATGGTGCCCTGGCCGACCACCCCCTCGGCGCCCGGGCGCTCCTCGGCGGTCAGCGGCTCGCCGTTCTCCGGCGTCCGGGCCCAGCGCGGCAGGTCGGTCTCGCCCTCGCGGACATCCTCGGCGGCCTCGGCCGCGCGCCCGGCCTGCTGGCCCTTCGCCCAGTTCTCCGCACCCTCCCGGCGCCAGCCGGCCTCGCCGGCGGTGACCCACCGCTGCTGGCCCTTCACCCAGTCCGGGTGGGGTATCCACCAGCGCCTGGCATACGGCCTGACCCACTCGGGCCTTCCTCGCTCGACACGCCGGTACCCGCGGACCTGCGCGAGGGCCAGGTCCGTTTCCTCCTCGCAGACCACCCACCCGGACACGCTCAGGCTATCGGGACCGGCGCCTCCTCCGCCCCGTTGCGGTACTCGGTCAGCCCGGGGATCTCGGCCAGCAGCCCGGCCACCCCGTCCAGGTCCTCCCCGCTCACGGTCAGCCCGCCGGCCCGCATGGACTCAGCGTCCAGCGGGCCGAACTCGAAGTGCTCGCCCCGGTGGTCGCGGGCGTACTCGATCAGCGCGATGGCGGCCAGCGCGTAGGAGACCGAGCTGTCCGCGAACCAGCGCCGGGTGCGGCTAGCCATGCCGCCTCCGGGTAGCAAAGGGGCGCCGCTTCCGCGGCGCCCGTCCCTCTGTAGTCACAGTCCCTCCGACAGCCTCTTCAACACCAGGCTTAGCTCGTGCATAGCGGCCCTCAGGAATGCTAGTTCTGCCTGGTACCTGTCCTCAGGTACCGCGCGTACCTCGGATGCGCTCAGGAAAACGCCAGACGTCCGGTGCTCCGGCCGACGGCGGCGTCCCTGGCTGCCTCCCCTCCGCGCTATTTCCAGCCAGCACCTGCAGAAAGGATGCAGGGGCGGTCCTTGCAGGTCACCATGGTACAGCCGGGGCGGCTGGGTGTAGATGATCCGGCTGCCAGCGCGCCGGCCGAATTTCCGCTCGCCGGCCCCGGACACCACGTACCGGGGCGAGGCCTGCGGCATCCGGGCCGGGCCGCCCAGGTAGGGGGCGAAGCTGGCCCGCAGCGGGATGGCCACCCCGTCCAGCCGGTCACACCAGAAGCAGCAGGACGCGTCCGAGCGGGCCGCCCACCGCTTGAGCACCTCCTGGCCGCTCTCACGCAGCGCGTGGGCGGCCTGCAGCGCGGCCAGCGTCCTGGCGGAGCCCTCCGCCGTCGAGACCGTCATGCGCGCCCTCAGCGCCGCGGAGCGGGCCCAGTCGAGCACCGCCTGGCGGACCGCCGCGGCGCGCTCGGCCGCCGCCTCCATGGCCGGGCTGGCGCCCGGCTCGGTCGCCCCCGGGACGAACGCCCGCTGCCCGACCGAGGCATGCGCCCGGCGGATGCGGACGTGCAGGTGCGGCAGCGCGTCGAAGGTGCGGCCGACGTCGGCCAGCAGCCGCTCCAGCTGGGCGGGGGCCAGGGCGGACGCCGGCGCCCCCAAGTACCAGCCCTGCCGGACCAGCTCCTCGGCGTCCGCCCTGGCCTCGTCCAGCGCCTCGGTGAGCACCGCGGTGACGTCCGGCCGGGCCAGCAGCTGGGCCACGCTGCCGTGCGGGTTGTTCCGGGTCACCAGCTCCAGGTAACCGGCGGCGCTTCCCAGCGCGGCGGCCACCGCCTGCGCTACCCGCGCCCCCAGCTCCGACTCCGCCACGTGCCCCCGAATCGTCCTGCGGCAGCTGCTCGCGCGGCTCCACCAGGTGCCGGTAGGCGTGGAAGGAGATGGTGTCCCCCGGATGCCGGATCAGGTGCCCGCCCAGCTGCGGGTGCACCGCCCAGGCTCCCGCGCGCGGCGGCGCCTCCCGCCACGGCGGGCCGAGCAGCGGGGCGGGCGCCGGGTTGGGGCTCTCCCGGGCCGCCGCGGCGGCCAGCTCGGCCGCGCGCCCGGCGGCGATCTCCTCGACCAGGTCCGCGGCCAGCGCGGCCAGCGCCTCCTCCGCGCTCACGAGCCCCGGCCCTGCAGCTGCGGCGGCCCCGGTCCCGGGCCGCCGCCCAGGCCCGGCCCGCCCGGCGGCGGGGGCGCCATGCCCGGCGGCGGGAACGGAGGCGGCGCGGGAGGCCCCGCCCCCGGCCCGCCAGCCGCCGGGCCCTGACCCGCCCCCGGCGGCATGGGCATCGGCGGCCCGCCCATGGCGCCCTGCTGCGCCATGAGCTTGGCCTGCTGCTCCCGGTCCTTCTTGATCTTGTCGTAGTCGATGTCGAACCCGAAGTCGACCGCCATTCTCTGCTCCAGGTCCAGCATGAACTCGGGCGTGACGTTGGCCTGCATTCCCGCCGCGGCGATCTTATCGAACGTGTCCTGCACCGCCGCCTTCTGCTCGCTGGTCAGCGTGCCCCACTTGAACTCCGGGTATTTCCCGCTGCCGAAATTCCAGTCCACGAACCTCGGGAAGATATACGTGTTGATCATCTCGGCCATCTCCTCCAGGATGCCCTCCAGCATCAGGAAGAAGGTCACGTCGTCCTGCTTGCCGAAATCCACCAGCGTGCTGTCGCCCTGGCCGCCGCCCTGCTCGTTGTCGAACCACTGCGCGAGCACCGACTTGGACATCTGCGAATTGTGGTGGTTGATCAGGCCCAGGAAGTCGAACCGGGCCGCCGCCTCGTTCAGGGTCTGCACGGTCCAGTCCGCCGACGGCACCGCGATGTACTGGGCCAGGCCCAGCTGGCTCAGCGCCGCGATGAAGTGGTCCTTGTCCGCGGCCGGGGCGTTGGGCACCATGGTGCCGATCCGGAGCCCCACCGCGGCCCGCTGCGCCGCCAGGTGGGCGATGTAGTACAGCTTCTCCTTCTTGTCGTAGTGGTAGAACGCCGACTCGAACATCGACACGCCGTAGAACGGGCGCTCGGCCTCCTCGTGCGCGTAATAGAGCGCAGTTTCCCTGGGGAGCTTGACATCAATGGTCCGGCCCTGAAAGAAGGTGCGCTGCCGGAACCCGTTCCACTTCCCCTGGCCGTCGAGCAGGAATGTCAGGGTCTCAGACGGGCGCCAGTCGATTTCCCGGAGGGTGATTTTCCCCTTATTTGGCCCGGTCTTAGGAATCCAGTAGATCATTTCCCAGGCCGAGAACCCGTTGAACAATGCCAGCAGCATCTGCTTGACGAACCGGGAGAAGGAATGCGTCATGCCGCCGGCGTTAGCGGGCAGGAACAGCAGGTCCTTGCAGAACTTGGCCTCGTCCACCCCGCCCACCATGCCGTCGACCGGCACCACGTCGGCGTTCTTGAGGCTGGCCAGCAGCGGCTTGGTCAGCAGCCGGAACAGCGCCCTGGCCTGGCCGTCCCGCCTGCGCATGGTGACCAGCTGGCGGATGGAGACCGG